AAGTAAGTGTCCAAGTTTTATCTGACCATCTAAATCCATCAGTAATTCCAGAGTTCCCAACCACCAGCAGTGTTTCCATATTCATCCATTTTATTGTTTTGTGTGTACCATCTGTCTCCATCACCATCTACAAAATTGTCTTCACCCAAACCATCATCTAAGAAACCAAATGGTGCCATGTCCTGTTCGATCTGATTTTTTTGTTCTTCATATAATCTCTTACGAACATCCTGTTCAGTCAGTTCTTTAAAGTAATCTTGTACAACCATCCATGCGTAGATAACAAGACACATTGCAAGGTCATCATTACATCCTTCTTCCGCTTCAAAAGAATTATTCTTCTGAATGAAGGTAGTCAGTTCTGAAATAATCTCATAGTCCCATAGGATAAGTTTATCCTCTTCAATCATTGTTTTGAGATTGAGAGAACCAACTTTCTTTACAGTTTTGGACATCTTGACACCAAGTTGTGTCTTCTTACCAGAGAATCCTTGACCAACAATCTGACCTGCTCTACCTCTCATAGAGCACATTAACAAGTTTTGATACTCCAGGTCATATTGAAGAATACTTGCCACCTGGTCTCCAACGTCATTGACCTCACAGAGTATAAATGCTTCGTTATAATTTTTTGCTACTTCATAAATGACACTTGGAAATAACATTGGTTTGATCTCATTATCTCTATACTTTGCAACCAATCTATGTGGGAATGTTGTGATATCGATAATCACAAATGCCGAATAGTCTGCACCAACTCCTCTGGCAACGTCAACAGTTGCAATATAATCATGGTTCTCTTTGACTGGTTCAAAGACATCTAATCCAGCATTTCTTTGGATAGGATTTTCATAAACTAATGTCTTAAGTTTTGATGGTGCAATGAGTGTATCAACAGAACCTAGGAACTCACAATTATGTGAAACTATTTTATTGGTAATGTATAGGTTTTCTTCCCCTACATCCAATAAATCATATAAGTATATTCCTTCCTCAACTATTTCATTATATACAACTTTTTTTCCTTGAATAATATCATCAAGTTTTAGAGAAGATGCCTTTATCTTCTCACTCCCAAATGAATGATTATCAGAACATTTTATCTCACTTCCATCATCAAAAATAATCCAATGATAAAATGGTTTGAAAACTTTCTGTATTCCACTAAATGATTGAAATCCAGTTGGTGTCTTTACTTTTATATTGTTGTTTATTTTATACATTTGCCCAACACTCCTTTAATATAATACGTTTCATTCCTTGTGGTGTTATATTATAATCACTACAGTATTTCTTACAAAATGCTTGAATATAAGACATTTTTCTTCCATTTTTTGCTACATCTCCAACACCATCAACATGTGGTTGTTCTTGATACAAGTTTCTTATTTGTGTGATTTGTTTGTCAGTAAGTTTTCTACTCCAGGCAATACCTTTTCTTGTATTACTAAACTTTTGGATAGTTTCTTCACTAAAACATCCCTTTTTACCTTTATTCCAAGGCACATTTCCTTTCTTTACTCCCCCAATACCCTTTCTTTCATAATCATCAAATCCTTCCCCACCAGAGGATTTATTCCATCCATTTCTATATGTATCATACTTATCTATATTTTCTATTTCCAACATCTTGGCATCAGACACTTTAAGATTTTCATATAAAATCTCAAATGTATGTGGTGGTTTTAATCTTTTGTGGTCTCTTTTCCTAACATCAATCTGTTGTGTTTGACCAACATATTTGACATCACCATAATCATCTCTCAATAAGTAAATATAATACATAACTTTTATTTTTATTTATAATCCAAGAAACTCACATTGTATTGTATAAATCCTCTATCCTCATCTCACTGATAATATCATCTTTCTCAACTTCTACCAATGTATTACCTCCAACGCACTCAAACTCAACTTTGAACTGTTGTTCTGATGTGTTCTTAATAGTTTGTTCTTTCCAGACTTCATCTCTACCAGGAACTTGAGACCAATGAACATCTGTTGGTGTATAATCATTGAATCCCCTTTCCGCATCATGCCACATACGGTAGAAGTGATTCATACCGTGTGGGGTAGAAACAATGATTACCTTTGTTGATTTACCAGAAGTAATCGTAGGATAAACAGATGCAAAGAATGAGTCTGCAACATGGTTTGGAACGAATGCAAATTCGTCAAGGAAGAGGATGTTAAATGACATACCTCGAACAGCAGAAGCAGACGTAGATGCTGCTAGTATCTTACTACCATTCTCTAATTCTAAACTACCTTTGTTCCACGCTAAAATTCCTTGTTGCATCCACTTGGGTAAGTTCTCATAAGCAATCTGTAACCTTCCAAGAAGTTCTCTTGCCGTGGATGCTTTGTTTGCCAGGATACCAATATTGACACTATCATTGAAGATAGCATAATGTAATAGAAAAGATACCACGGTGGTAGACTTTCCAGTCTGTCTTGGCATCTTACAGATATTAAATCTCTTTTCGTGAAAGTTTCTTACTAATTTTTCCTGGAAGTCGTATAACTTAAACGGTTGAAGACCATGATCCAGAGTCACAATCTGAACATAGTTCTTTGCAAAATATACGGGGTCTTCTTTACACTTAATATATTCTTCAATGTTATCTTGGGTAAACTCAATAGCAGTGTTTGCTTTCTTGAGATTTGGATTTCCCAAATAAATATCAGTATTACTCATAAGTTACTTAGCAGTTCCACGCTCTGAGGGATTTTGACAAACGGTCTTCGCCTGTGTTGTTAGATGGTTTCTGGCGCTTACGCATTCCCTTCATTCTTGCACAGAATGACGCTCTTCTCTTGTTACCAACCTTCTTTGAAGGAGCTTTTAGATCAGAACCAGGATTTTCTTTTTCATAAGACTTACGTCCTTTTTCGTTAAGACCACCTGATTTATTCTGACCTTCTTTTTTAGTCCATGAAGCTCCTTCACTCACATCACCACCTTCACCTTCATCGTGATCCTCATCTTTCATCAGATCCCCGTTTGGCATTACATGATAACCTTTAGGAATTGATTTACATTTTTTGGAGTCATTACAATAGTATTCACCTTTAGAACAACTCTTACTAGATTTATCATGCTCTTCAACATGAAGAAGAGATTCTCCTGGTTGATATGTTGCCATATCATATCTCTGAACTAATGCACCAGGATAAATTTTCTCAATAGCATCAACTACTTCTTTTTTTGAAGGTCTATGAACTGTTGGGAAGAATAATTTAATAAGCATATATCTACCTTTCCAACTAAACCCAACCATATAGATGTTTCCGGTTTTGGCTGGAATTCTTACAGCCTCTTCAATAGTTTCTTCTTTGACATCATTTTTAGAAGAATCACTTTTAAGAGCGAGAGGTCTTGTCACAGTCGATGCAGTTGATGCTTTACGAACCAGAGGATTTTTGAGTACAGTTTGTGCCCCTTTTAGGACAGTATTCAAAACTGCTCCAGTAATACCACCTCCTATACCATTACCAAGTTCTTCACCAACTGGAACACAATTAGGGACTACTTTTTTTCCCTTCTTCTTCATACCCTTTTGAGTATAACCATCCCAACACTTCTCACCAATGACTTCTTCACCCACTACCTTATTACCAACTTTCGCACCAACTCCACCACCAGCAATACCACCTACCACTTTTCCAATTGCCTTACCAGCTACTTTTCCAACTGCACCACCAACAACAGGTACTGCTGCACTTCCAACTGCAGAACCGATTGCTCCTCCTGCATGTTTTCCAACAGTTTCACCAGTTTTTGCACCAATTGCATATCCTGCACCAGATCCAACTGCTTTCTTTACTCTACTTCCTTCTTTAGCTTTTGCTGCACCAACTGTTCCAGCAATTGCAGTTCCCAAAAATTCATTAATAACCTCAACTTCAATACCAGCTCTTCTCATGGCATTGATTTGAAGATCACTCATTTCAGGAAGAGCCATAAACTCTTCATTCTTTGACTTACCGTAGTTGGCAGCACCTTTCTTACGACATTGAACCAAACGACCAGAAGCATATGCAGAAGGCCACACAGAAGCAGATGCCTTTACTTTTTTATAACAAGCATCTTTCTTACCAGAACCTGAACCTTTCTTATCTGTTTCTTCATTCTGTGTTTTGACTTGTGCTCTCTTATCAAACTGTCTACCGATCTTACCACCAATCTTGGAACCAACAATACCACCACCAATCTCACCGGCAACCATGGCAGGACCATCAGGAATCAATGCTCCACCAATGGCACCAAGAGTTCCACCAATTGCTGCTCCTCTCTTCTCACTCTTTCCATCACCAACTAGTTTACTTTGGTTACCCTGTTTTACAGAAGTGGCCATCTGTTTTCCTTGGGCAGTAGCAGCAGTGGTTCCTTTTTGAACTGCACGACCACCTTTCTTACCACCAAGTTTTACACCCTGTCTAATAAGAGTTCCAGCACCACCTACTACTTCTGATAGATTATCTGTTGATTCTTTCATTTTCTTCTTAGGATCTGTGGAAACGTAAGTTGGTTTTGCTGCACCAGACTTTGATTGTTGGTTTGGGTCTGCCGCTTTCTTTCTTCTTTGTGCTGACTTCCTTTCTGCAGGAGTCATAGAAGCTCTCTTTGCCGAAGAGACACACTTAGGGGTTCCTTCACCAGGTTTGTCACTAGCACAAGTACCACCTGTTACAACATTGACCCAACCAGACTTACCGTCTTTAGACTTGGATCCTTTGAACCACTTATGTAGATTACCTTCCTGCATTTGTGTTTTAATCCAATCGTCGGGAATCATATTGTGTTTAGCCTTGAACTTATGATGAAGTTCTGTTGCAGAGATGTCATTATCTTTTGCAACCTTCTTCATAAGTTTATCAACTGAATCATAGGTTGTATTATTCAGTTTTACTAAACCTTTTTCAAGATCAGTTACTACAGACATTGGTATGAATTCTCTTATTATTTAGGTATTTATTGATGTCCTTACAGTTTTAAATGTAGTTGATGAATTTGAGGATGGTGTGACCAGAAGTCTCACATTTCCAGTTGAAATATCACTATCAAAAGTTGCCAAAATACCGTTTGTTCTAATGATGGCATATTCTGTATTATAGGTTGTTGTTCCATCATGAACTACAATAAATTCTACTGTATGATGACTGCTTCCACTGGTTACTTGTATTTGATATCTTGCGGAACGAAATCTATCAATATCAAACATGTCCAAAGGAACTTGACTAGTTGCCGTTGTTGTCAAACTGTTGACGGTAATATTTTGAAAGTTTTTTTGACTAATGAGTTTTGGCATCAGTTTGCAGTCTCCAGGATACTCATTATCAATTTTAAACTACTGTTAGAACCTGCTGATATCTTTATAGAATCGTTAGTTTCAAGAACAAGTTTTCCATCCATAGGAACGTATGCATCATTTGGAGGAACATTGACATCCTTTGAAATCTCTGTTGATGTCGATGATCTAACATGAGACATTGTAAAGGTTGTTGAACTTGTAGTTATATTTGTAATATGTGCATAAAGAACAATCGCAGTATACCCTGTAGGAGAAGTATATGCTGTCTGATCTACTGTTGTTAGATCTAAAGTTACTGTCTGAAATCTGTTGAGAGCTAATTGTGCCATTTAACTGAGTGCTAAGATAAAGGGTGTCATTTCTGAGAACAAACTTTTAGAGAATGCTCTTCCACTAATTGTTCCTGTATTTTGATTAATTTGGAACTCATCTCCAATTCTAAAATTACCAGCTTGATCCGTACTAGTATAGATCACTTTTCCTCCATTCTGACCCACAACTTCATTTTCTTGAATGGTAACACCACCCCTCTTAGGTGTTGCTGTTGTGATGTCATTACCAGAACCGATATACTCAAAAGTATGAGAACTGGCAATAATTTTACTTTGTTGGAAGAAGTATGCCGTAGATGCTATCCCAACTGTGTTGAGTAGATTTTCAGCAAGAGTTAGTGTAGTTATCCCGGCAGTGATAGGAGTAGAACTATTTATTGTGTAGTAGGTATCCTCCATATTAGCTGTTGCTGTAGCAGTATTACCAGTGTCAGGTGCAGAGATAGTAACTGTCGCAGTTCCTGTGTATTGGCTACCACTACTGATAATATCTATTTCAGTTACGACACCATTTTCAATAGTTGCAAACGCTGTTGTTACCTCACCATTTGGACCTGTAGGAGATGACACAGTTACAGATGGTGTACTGGTATATCCACTACCACCACTTGTGATAGAAATTGATTTTACAGACTTATAGAGTTGATCAAAGTATACCACCTGCCCATCATACGGTCTGGTAGTTTCTGCCCCAAGATTAACCGAAATATTGCCCTGACTTACTGCAGCATTAGTAGTAACAATACCGGTAAATTGTTGAGGACTTATGCCATCAGCAACTAAACCAAAAGTACCAAAACTACAATTACTATTTGCAATGTCTGCTTGACCACCTTTATGGACTGTGACTGCTTTGTCACAACAAATAGTAAATACAGAAACTAATTGTGCATAACCTTCATTTGTAACCGCAACACCAACACCACCTTGATTATATTGTGTGAAGGCATCAACATTCATTGACTTAGTTTTGACTGCCTTGTCACCATCGACTCTAATACCAGTTCCAGTAGTGGTGTCACTAGTACAGTTTTGGATATATGGGCCTTTCCATTTACCACCACCGACATTAGTAGCACCCGCAGTTGGGAATGCAACTGCAGCTGCTGGAGCCAGATGACCTGAGAAGGTCATATTTGCTAACTTACAACCTTTATTAACATGGAACAAATCACTGGTAGTGTTATTTGGTAAGACTTTAACACTTCTTAGGTCATCACCAACAATAGAAACAAAGGCAGGAACTGTAATAGGATTACTTTCAACATAGTTACCAGACAATACTTTGATGACCGATCCAGATTGTGCAACTCCTACAGCACTGGCAATAGTCAATTTTGCATTATCAATAGATGTTCCATTATTAGTATCATTACCGTCTTTGGCAACATAAAAAACATTTGGTGCAGAGTTAATACCAGTGGCACCGGCATTTATTCTTACATTATCACCAATGGTAACTTCTGAATTGGTGATGGTAACAATTCCAGTTGTGATGGTATTATTGTCACCATCAATAGTGACAGATGCAGTACCAATAGTGAGGATACCGGTAATTCTTGCATCACCACGAACTAAAAGGGCAGTTGTTGCAGTCCCGGTGTTGACTTCAATACCACTTCTAAATGTTGAAAGACCAACAGAGTCTACATGTTTGACATCATCATAAGTAATTGTCCCACCAACAGATACATTTCCAGAGAAAAATCCATCAACAGCAGTTATAGATCCAGCAATACTAATATTATTGGGGACATCATTTGTTCTACCTGCACCATAAACAAGAATGGCACCATTTCCTGCAGATTTTTTAAGAACAACGGCAATCTTCTGAACAAGATGTGTTGGGTCAGTAGGTCTTACATTTGTAAGTCCTCCACCAGGAGCAACATACAATTCATCTGCAACATCAAATGCAGATGTATTAACTCCTTCAAGTTCTCCATAAACAATAATTTGACCATTAGTGTTGTTAGCAAGATCTTCACTTACAACACCCTTTGCAGGCATTGTTGTTGAGTTGGATGCTCTTGATTCCTCAACGTCTAATCTGTCCTGTCCACTGTTATATGCAACTTGATATACAGGTGTTCCGATAGTTAATCCATAACCAATGTTTTGGTTTCTAACATCAAGGACAAGTTTTGATGCAGAATCAGCATCTCCACCACCACCTAAAGCAGTGCTAGCAATACCTACCCACTTAGATCCAT